GAACAAGGAACAGAATATACTCCTATTGAGTCACCTATTGCTGGAACATTAGCAACAGACAGACAAATTGCTGAAGTTCCTACTATTAATGTTAAGATTGAACCAATTGAACCTTATCAATTCTTAATTGACCCTGATGCAACTAGCATTCAAGAAGGATTAGGTGTTGCACACGAAGTTATTAAACCTAGATACCATATTGTTGATGGTATTAATAAAGGTATTTATAGAGATGTACCTATTGAAGGTAGCTATAACTCAGAAGATTTTGGTTTTGATGAAGACACAGATAATGCAGATGAGTCTGATTCAGTAAAGATTACAGAGTATTGGGGTAAAGTTCCTAAAAGATTTTTAAAATCATCAGAAACACAAGACAATTTTGACTATGAGTTAGATGATGAGCTAGTTGAAGCTGTAGTAACTATAGCAAATGACGAATATATTTTAAGAGCAGAAGAAAATGCCTTTATGACAAAGGATAGACCTTTTGTTTCTTACCAACACGATATTGTTCCTAATAAGTTTTGGGGGAGAGGTGTATGTGAAAAGGGTTATAACCCACAAAAAGCGTTAGATGCAGAAATGAGAGCAAGAATTGACTCTCTTGCACTAACGACTACACCTATGATGGCTGCAGATGCTACTAGATTACCAAGAGGTATTAAGTTTGAGGTAAGACCTGGAAAAACTATCCTTACAAATGGTAATCCTAGGGATGCAGTTATGCCATTAAGTATGGGAACTACAGACCCACAGTCATTTACACAACAACAAGCACTACAAAATATGATTCAGATGGGAACTGGTAGTGCAGACCTATCATATCCAGATAGAGCAACTGCTTCTGGTATGTCAATGGCACAATCTGCGTCTATTAAGCGTCAGAAACGCACATTAATGAATTTCCAAAACACATTCTTGATTCCTATGATTAATAAAGCTTTATATCGTAAGATTCAGTTTGATGTTGATAGATATCCTGTAGTAGATATTAAGTTTGTACCTTATTCAACTATGGGTATTATGGCTAAAGAGTTAGAAATGCAGCAAATGGTACAGATGCTACAAGCAATTCCTAAAGATTCACCTGCATTTAATGTAATTATGTTGGCTATGTTCCAAAACTCTAGCATTCATAATAGAGATGCTATTGTTAAATCACTTATGCAAGGTATGCAACCTAATCCACAGCAACAACAGTTGCAACAAATGGGCATTGAGTTGCAAATGCGCCAAGCAGAAGCTGAAATTAATAAGACTATTGCTGAAGCAGAAGAAGAAAAAGCTAAAGCAGCGTTACATTACTCTGAAGCACAGAGTATGCAACCTAATCAAATTAAGATGCAAGAAGATATGTTTAAACTAGAAAAACAAAACTTAGATATTCAAAAAACTAAGATTGATATTGCTGGTAAAGCTTCTGAGATTCAAAGAAATATTCCAGAGATGGAACATTTACAATCTGAAACTGCACTTAATCTAGCTAAAGCAAATGCTGAGGCATCTAAATCAACTATTTCGGAGAATATTCAATGAAAAATCAAAGAGGTTTAATGGGCAACAGAGATGCCGATGGTAATTTTGTAACTGGTCCTATTGCTGGTGAGTTTCCACTAGAAGAGAAACAATATAAAGAAGGTGAAGAAACAAAAGAAGATGCGTTAGAGGCATTATTAAAAGAAGCGCCAGAAGAAATTCGTGACATCTTAGAAAAATTTGATGATGATATGTTGTCAGATTTACAAATGTATTTAGAAAAAAAATTGATGTTAAAAACAGATAGTGAAGACTGATAAAGATTTTTATAATGACCGCCTAAGTTTATTTGAAACAGAAGGATGGTTAGATTTAAAAGAAGAATTAAAGAACATTGAAGATAGGGTTAAAGATATAAGCACTATCGAAGATGAAAAAGCTCTTTGGCACGCTAAAGGGCAGTTGCATATTCTAAGTTTATTATTAACTTTAGAAGAAGCAACAAAAATAGGGATGGAACAATCCGAAGGGACTCCATCATAATTTAAACTTCATAACCCAATAGGGCGGAGGACATAGTAATGAGTATAGTAGTAGATGATACACCTGAAAGTGTAGAACCAATAACAGAAAATCTGGAATTTGCAGCTGAAGAAACTTTAGATGCATCAGAAGAATCAACAGAAAGTACACCTGTTGAGGAAACTGCGGTTGAAGCTGAACCGATAAGTAAAGTTCCTGAGAAGTATGCTGGGAAAACATTAGAAGATGTAATTGAGATGCATAGAAATGCTGAAGAGTTAATCGGAAAGCAAAGTCAAGAAGTTGGTGAACAAAGAAGACAAATTCAACAACTACTTAATTCTTTGCCTCAAACATCTACTACTGAGCCAAAAGAAGAAACTGTAAACTTTGATGAAACTTTTTATGAAGACCCACAAAAAGCTGTGAGTTCTTTAATAGAAAATCATCCTAAGTTTAAAGAAGCTGAAAGACAAAGAGTCCAAGCTGCACAAGAAGCAAGTTTGGGTAAACTCAAAACTGAGCATCCTGACTTTGAACAAGTTATTAATGATGAAAAGTTTAAGTCTTGGGTTTCTGAGAGTAATGCTAGAAGAAAGATGTATGAGAATGCTCATAACAACTGGGATTTTGATGACGCTAATGAATTAATTAATATGTGGAAGGTAAACAATATGATTGCCAAAACACAAGAAGTTAAACAAGAGCAAGAAAAGACTAGAAAAAAAGCAATGCGTACTACATCTTCTGAAACAAACTCAACAGGTGATTCTGTAGGCACAAAAAAAGTGTATCGTAGAGTTGATTTACAACGACTACAGATACAAGACCCTGATAGATATGCTGCAATGCAAGATGACATTTACAAAGCATATCAAGAAGGTAGAGTTAAATAATACTTAAGGAGAATAATAATGGCTCTAGGTTCAAATCATGTAACCACAGCAGTTGCCAATAATTTTATTCCTGAACTATGGTCAGATGAAGTTATTGGTGCTTATAAATCAAATCTTGTTGTTGCTAACTTAGTAACTAAGATGAATCACAAAGGTAAGAAAGGTGATACTATTCACATTCCTAAGCCTACTCGTGGTTCAGCTTCTGCTAAATCAGCTAACACACAAGTAACTCTTATTGCTTCAACTAACACAGAAGTTCAAGTGTCTATTAACAAGCACTATGAATATTCAAAGTTAATTGAAGATATTGCAGAGGTTCAATCTCTTGCTTCAATGAGAAAATTTTACACAGATGATGCTGGTTATGCACTAGCTACTCAAGTTGATGATGACTTATTTGCTTTGGCAGAAGGTTTCCAAGGTGGTACAGTTGGCGGTACAGGTGCAGCTTCTTTTGAAAACGCTGTAATCGGTGGCGATGGTTCTACTGCTTATACTGGTAACTCATCTAACGCATCTGATATTACAGATGCTGGTATCCGTAGAATGATTCTTACTCTTGATGACGCTGATGTCCCAATGGATGGTCGTTCATTAATACTACCTCCAGTAGCTGCTAACGATATGCTAGGTATCGCTAGATTTACTGAGCAGCAGTTCATCGGTGATGGTAATGCTATCAAAACTGGTAACATTGGTTCTATCTATGGTGTTTCTGTATATACTACATCTAACTGCCCTACAATTGCTTCAACTGATACAACTCCTAAGTCTAACAGAGTTGGTATGATGATGCATCGTGATGCACTTGTATTTGCTGAGCAAGTTGGTGTAAGAACACAAACTCAGTACAAGCAAGAGTACTTAGGTGACCTATTTACAGCTGATACTCTATATGGTGTAGCAGAGCTTCGTGATGATGCTGGTGTTGCATTTGTAGTACCTGCTGCTTAATAGTTAGCATACATAGCCCCTTCTTCGGAGGGGGTTATACTATGTTAATTAGGAGTTAATATGCCTATCTACGAATATCATTGTGATAATGGACATATATCAGACCATATAGTTTCTTATTCTAAAAGAGAAGAAAATCAAATATGTCCAGAATGTAATAAAGAAGCAAAATACAAACAAGTCTTTTGTACTAATGTACAATACGGAATTACAAAAAGTGGTAAAGAATGGAATACTACTCACGAATTAAGAACACGCTGGAACAATAGAGAAAATAAAAGAAACGGGACTAAAGGACTAAGTTATGCCTAAAAAGAAAAATAATAAACAAACCTCTAAGAAAAAAAGATTAGCTGGTTTTTTATCAAGTCGTAGAAGAATAAGATTATGAGTATAGACAGAGGCTTTGGCGTTGCAGTAAGTAAAAACTTTGCAGATAGCTATAATGCTTTAGATTTTGTTGATGATGCAGAAGCCGCTAAACTAGCAGCAGAAGCAGCTCAAGCAGCAGCTGAAGCAGCTCAAGTAGCAGCAGAGTTAGCTGAAACTAATGCTGAAGCTTCTGAATCTACTGTAGCAACAAGTGTATCTGAAGCAGCAGCTAGCGCAACTGCAGCAGCTACAAGTGAAACTAATGCTGCAACATCAGAAACTAATGCAGCAACCTCAGAAACTAATGCCTCTATATCAGAAACTAATGCAGCTACAAGTGCAACTTCAGCATCTACTTCTGCAACATCAGCCGCATCAAGTGCAACTTCTGCAAGTAATGCACAAACTGCAGCAGAGGCAGCACAAACTGCAGCCGAAGCAGCTGAAACAGCAACAGAAAGTTTATTTGACCAGTTTGGTGACCAATACTTAGGTTCTAAAGCATCAGACCCTACAACAGATAATGACGGTGACCCATTAACAACTGGAGATATTTATTGGAATAGTACAGATAATGTACTTAAATTTTATACAGGTAGTGCTTGGACAGCACCAGAAGATGTAGCAACAACTGCTGCAACTAATGCTAGTAACTCAGCAACCGCAGCAGCATCCTCTGCTAGTGCAGCATCAACTTCGGAAACAAATGCAGCAACAAGTGAGAGCAACGCATCAACATCTGAAACGAATGCGGCTACTTCTGCAACTGCAGCTTCTCAAAGTGCAACTTCAGCAGCTACGAGTGCATCTAATGCCTTAACAAGTCAAAATGCTGCTCAAACATACGCAAGTAATGCTTTAACCTCAGCTAATAATGCATCTACTTCAGAAACTAATGCTGCTACTAGTGAAACTAATGCAGCAACAAGTGCAACTTCTGCATCATCTAGTGCAACAGCAGCAGCTTCTAGTGCAACTAGTGCTTCTACTTCAGCAACTAATGCAGCTACTTCAGAAACCAACGCAGCAACATCAGAATCAAATGCTTCTACTTATGCAACAAATGCAGCAACATCTGCTTCTAACGCAAGTACCTCGGAAACCAATGCAGCAACTTCAGAAAGCAATGCTGCTTCTTCAGCTACTTCAGCGGCATCAAGTGCAACAAGTGCAAGTACTTCAGCAACAAATGCTTCAACAAGTGAAACCAACGCAGCTACCTCAGCAACTGCAGCAGCCACTAGTGCAGCAGAAGCAAGTGGAGCAGCTTTAGCATTCGCAATAGCTTTAGGATAATAT